TCCCCCGGGCGGGCGCAGTGGTCCTCATGGGCCACTGGGGGACGCCCACCGCGCCTAGCTGGGCGCGGGTGCGTGTTCAGGCCTGACAGGCCTTGGCGGCGCATCGACGCGGCGACCGCCCGCACACCTACATCCACGCCCGCGCGCGTCAGGGCATGGCGGATGCGAGGAGCCCCATAGGTGCCACCCGACACCTCGTGTTCCCAGGCCACCGCCTCATCCAAACCCCTGCGCACTAGCGCGCGCTCACCCCTCGCAACACGTGGAGGGGCATGAGGAAGCCGGAAAATTGGGGTATTGGAGCACTCTGACGCGTGATGTCTGCGCGCTTCTTGGCTACCGCAGCAGCTACGTACTAAACTGGTCCTACCAGTACCGGCTCGCCACGTCTTCGGATGTGGTCAGAGCCGGTCATCATGTGCCGAGGGTGTCCTATCGGAACAGAGAGGCCAAGCCCCTGGCGCAATCGTGACCTAGTGCGTGCTCGGCATCAGTGTGCTAACATGGGTGTCAACACGACCGGTTCCGCTGCCCATCTCGGTGGGAGTCCAGGGCCGGTCCCTTTCTATCTTCACGAGGTCGCATGGGGACAAAGCCGTTCAAGAGCTATGAGGAACAGGTCAGTATCCTCCAGTCACGAGGAATGGGCATCGACGATCCGGCTCATGCTGCCGAAGTTCTGCGTACGCATAACTACTATCGGTTATCGGGTTACTGGCACTCGATGCGTCAAGTAGATCCCCAAACACATACGGCACTCGATGTTTTCAAGGACGGCGCCACCCTCGATCTTGTCCTCGCGCTCTACGACTTCGATGCTCGATTGCGCCACGCGGTTTTTGCGAACCTATGCTCCCATAGAGCTAGCGATCCGTTCATTGCTTGGCTACCATCTCGGGGCACTTGACCCGCTGATTCACCTCGATGCATCGAAGCTCAGTGCCACCGCGAGCAATCCTTCAAAGCGCACTAAGGGCGCTACTGAGCATGATGACTGGGTAAGGAAATATCGCCAAGCGTTGCGTAGCTCTCGGGAGGACTTCGTCGAGCACCACCGCAGCCAATATGACGGAGTCCTTCCTGTCTGGGTGGCTGTTGAAGTCATGGATTGGGGAATGCTCTCCCACCTGTACAGGTTTACTCCCAACCCTGCTCGCAATCGCATAGCTAGAGAGTGCAATATGAGCGGGCCGCAATTGGAGTCGTGGCTAAAGTCGCTCAATATTCTGCGGAATTATTCGGCTCATCATGCTCGCTTGTTTACGCGAGTGTTCGACATTAAACCAAAGACAATCGATGATCCTCGTATGAAGCCAGTTGAGAGCGTCTCACATCTCGTGTTTGGTCAGCTCAGCCTCATACGTTATCTGCATGCTGTTTTGGGAACAGATGGAGGTGTACCTGACCTCGCAGGCGTTCTGGAAAGCTATCCTCACAACCAGCTCGTCTCATTCTATCGCCTGGGCACGCCCGAGAATTGGCGCGAGCTCGACCTCTGGTCCTAGCTAGATTGCTGACCCACAGCAACGCGAAAGCCCGTGTCGAAACACGGGCCTCGGAATTGGAGCACTATCAGGCGTCCATCTCCAGAGTGCCAGATTTACAGCAGATGGACAAGACCTGCGGCGGCGCCAACTAGGGTAAACTCTACTGGCGAAGACCCCGGAACGATCCCCAGCTTTGGCTGCATCGCCGGGGTTACCGCTTTTCTTACACTGGTACATGCCCCGGCGAGAATACCGGGATCAGGCCCTACGGGAAGCCGCATAACGGCTACCATTAAACGCGTCTAAGTTTCGGGGCGCAGTTCAGAGGTCTACACCGGGGTCGCCACCTGGATCGAAGACTTCTACAACCGCCGCCGCATCCACACCAGCCTGGGCGGCACCCCCCATCGAATACGAACTACACCAAGCGGCCTGGACAACAGTCGCATAAACAAACCGTCAACAACTTGCACACAGGCCCAGTTTCCCGGAACACAAAGCTCGTCATCTCCGGGTTCGGCTCATCGTGCAGCAGCCGGTAGAGCGGATGAGAGACGGCCTTCTCTTTCCCGCCATCGCTACGGGTCTGGTAGACGTGCAACGGTAGGCCGGCGATGGTCTCAGCCAGAATCCGCACACACGAATACACGGCGGTCATCTGCATGGCAGTGCGCTCGTTCACCGCCCGCCCAGCGCTTGTGGGGCTAAACAGGAACGAGTAGTTTGAGCCGATCGTGTGGTCCGTGGCGCGAGTAGTATTGTTCCTAATCCATCTAAATATGCCCACAGGTTACTCCTAGGGTTAAGCTGCAACGATTGAGGTGTGTCATGTCAACAAACTCTGAGTTCGAGGAAGTTCGGGTCGAGATTGAAAGGGACGGCAAGCCTGTAGTTGTGTCCTTCCAAGGACGCTCTGCCAGCCGGGCCGCACAGATTAGCAATGGACGCGAAACTGTTTACCGCGCTTATACGACGCCAAAGGGCAAGATCGCTGTCACAAAGCGCAGCGCAGTTGCATGGCAAGCGAGCGCGCATCTCGGCGAGGACGCTTGGGCTGACGTTGCCAACGGCGAAGAATGGTGGCAGCCCACCTACGAACTGTTCGTTGCCGACAATTGGGACGAGCTAAGCAAACAACTGACCCCAGAGGTAACGGCCAAGCTACACGATAAGGCGCAACCGCTCCCTGTCGAACACCTCGACATCTAAAACCGTCACAGCACAGTAGTCCGCGCTCGTCGTACACCGAGTGCGCGGGTGCTGCGTTGCCGTTTCGGATGGCTCGGTCTAGGGCCATGATGAGGGCGACGACGCCGTCGCTTTTCTCGGTGGATTTTTGTTTGTCGGGTTTGATGTTGCCGGCGGGGTCAGTGCGGATGTGGATGTTGTCGACCATCCAAGCGAGCACCTTGTTCCCGCCGTGTTGGATCCTGCCCTCGAGGGCGAGCTTCATCAGCTCCTTGCTCGGCGGGGACATGTCTTTGAAGCCTTGACCGAAAGGCACCACGGTGAAGCCCAGAGCCTCGAGGTTCTGGCTCATCTGCACCGCGCCCCACCGGTCGTAGGCGATCTCCCGAATGTCGTAGCGGGTGCCGAGTTCCTCAATGAAGGCTTTGATCGCGGCGTAGTGGACGACGTTTCCCGGCTCTTTATAATTGAGGGTGTGGTGGGTGGGGTTCGGCGTGTCGTGGCCGGGTAGGGGTCGAGGTCTTTCGATGATGGGGGTTCCGACACCGTCCATCTGAAAGACCTCGACATGTCCAATGCTACCTTTGATCGCCCTGACCTGAGCGCATTCACGGGCCTGGATGACCTAGGACTGGAAGTGATGGGTCAGCGTGTCGGAGGCGATCGGACCGTCTTGGCCTGCAAGGTAGTGGGTGAGGATCGGTGGTGTCGACAGTGTGGGGGCGAGGGCGTTGTACGCGACACGGTGGTTAGGCGCTTGGCGCACGAGCCATATGGGTGGCGTCCCACGATTTTGCATGTGAGCGTGCGTCGCTACCGGTGCCAGACGTGTGCTCACGTGTGGCGTCAAAACATGAGTGCAGCGGCCGATCCACGCGCGAAGCTCTCGCGCGCAGCGGTGCGCTGGGCGCTGGTGGGCCTGGTGGTCCACCATCTGACGGTGGCACGCATCGCCGACGTATTGGCCGTGTCATGGAACACTGCCAATACCGCGATCTTAGGTGAAGGCCAGCGCATACTCACAGGTGATCCAACTCGGTTCGAGGGGGTGCGCGTCATCGGTGTGGATGAACACGTGTGGCCCCACACCCCTGACGGCGACAAATACGTCACCGTCATCTTGGACTTGACGCCTATACGAGACCGTCGCGGTCCCTCCCGGCTCCTGGATATGGTCCCAGGCCGCTCCAAGCAGGTCGTCACAACCTGGCTAGCCTCCCGCCCCGATACGTGGCGCAGCCACATTGAGATCGTCGCGATGGATGGATTCACCGGGTTTAAGAGCGCCGCCGCTGAAGAACTCCCCAACGCGAGGGCGGTCATGGATCCCTTTCACGTCGTACACCTGGCCGGTGATGCTCTCGATGAGTGTCGCAGGCGCATTCAGCAAGAACTTCACCATCGGCGCGGGCGGGCC